TAGTGAATTATCGTCCATTCTTCCTATGAAGGGTGATATATAAGTCGCACCTGCTAAGGAGGCTAATATCGCTTGAGCTGGACTAAACACTAAGGTTACGTTAGTTCTTACATTTACATCTGATAAACGCTTACAGACTTTTAAACCATCTATTGTACAAGGAAGTTTAATAGTAACATGTTCACCATAGGTTTTAACATGTCCCATTGCTCTAGAGAAGAGATCTTGTTCATTATCTCCCACTATTTCCATACTAATATCTTTAATACCTAATTTAATTAAATCCCAATATACCTCCTGTGGATGTCTTCCACTTTTAAATATAAGAGTAGGGTTAGTAGTAATACCAGATATAAGTCCAGTAGAAAGTCTAGCTTTAACTGATTTAACATCAGCTGTATCTAAGAATAGTTTCATGTAGGGTAGAGTAAGTTAGAGTAGATATATGAGGGATGTTCAATAAGGGAACATCATAATAGAGAGGAGGAATTGATGTCTGAAAGACGAGATTCCTCCTAACGCAGAGAGAGGTCCACCCTTCCTTTCCCTGTATACGGTGGAACTCGACTAGATCCAAGTTGGTGTCTTGGATTTGCGGTCTATACCTCTAGCTCTTTGTCTTTGGTCTAGATTCATGCCGAGTACCATGTGATTAGCAGCGGATTGGGGGTCATCTTTCCATTCTTCCATCATATCCATCCATTCTTCAGCTTTCTTTGACTGAACGGTTTGATATGCGGATATGGAGAGAGCATCAGTGAAATACTTGACGCCTTGGGCCAGACAATCCAATCTGTCATCGTGTTTGACAGCGCCTTTCTCTCTACACATGCGTGACATCTGATAAAAAAGCATATATAGAAGACGCTCTTCAGGAGCTGCCTGTTTATTAGAATTGTAGTCCCAATCAATAACGCTTCTATTACAAACCAAGCGATGTTGATTAAGGACTGGCTCCAACGCATCAATGATTCGATCTTCTTTTCTGACATTAGCTCTTACTTCTTCAATGTCAATTGCTTGTTTGGTGTTTTGAAGATGTTTTTTAAAGAGCTCTCCAACGATTCCATCTCCGAAGTTAGTCTCGATAACGAGCTTTGTAACTCCATACTTTTGGCATCCTCGGAGAATATTAAGTAACGTATTGTCGGTGTATCCGTCTCTATACGCTCGCATCTCATGGAGATATATGAAGCCATTCTTTTGGGAAAGATAGGCGGCAGCTGTTTCATCGGAGCCTCTTCCAGAGGGATCCACACTACAAATTGTTTCGGTGTAGTTCGACCATTCACCTTGTAACTGCATTGGAGAGTAAAAGTAGTCTCCTGGAAGTCCGACTGTTGGGAGTTCTTTAATGACGTTTCTGGGGTCGGAGCACCATACAACGGAGTCGGGAGCTTCATAGGGGTTAACAGAAGTAACGACGAGATCAGCCATCTTGAGGGGGAACTTCTCAGCATCTGAGAGGCTTGTGTCAAGCATGAACTGTAACATGAAGTTACTACGTCCCATGGATGCTTCCCTTTCAATAAGGTCATCATCGTTAAATCTATCAGGGTCAGTACAGGTACCAGCTTCAGCACCTGTATCTATATCAGCTTGTAGTTGAGGAGCTATAAGTCCTTCGTAATTGGCGAGGGATTTGGGGTATCTCGCTGGCCAAACGAAGGGACGATACGCACGCTCTGCCAACTTACGATAAACAGTAAAAGTAGTCTGAGGAGTCCCGAGATACATAATACGAGAATCGTCTTTCGGCGTAAGGA